GGTTCTGACTTTATTATCTTATCTGATCATAATAGAAGTGAAATAGCCGTGGGTCAAAATAGAATTGAAAATAGAAAAAGAATGATTAATGGAAATATGCGTTCATATCATATAGCAGATAAACTTAATATTTCATGGGATTGGGACATGCTTCCATCTAGATCATATAATGGAGATCCTAACTTTAATGTTTACGGAAACCCAACCTCTGGACTAACTGAATATACTGTTGATGGTGGTGCTGGAGGTGTTGACATAGTAAAGTGGTATGAAGATCACCCAGGATCTTTTTATATGTTTATGTCATATGATAGACATGATAAGTTTGCAGATCAAAATGATGAGTATAATCATTTGAATCAATATAATGATATTGTTGAAGTTTATTTTTCTTCTTTTAGTTTTAATATAGTAAAGCGTGGCGGTTCAAATTTTGATTTTTGGAATATATCATTATCAGTTGAGGAAGTTTAATGTTTACAGATTCAGATTTAAAAAATTATATAGAAACTAATAATACTATAAAGACTGAGTCTTTAGTTATTGCAGAATGGAATTTGAATGATTTTGAAAATATTGAGAACTATGGAAATTATAGATATAGGCCAGGTACTCAAACAATATATAACACATTGCCATTATCTTATGATCAACAAGATTTAGGAGATTATTATACAGATGCTATTACGTCTACAATTACCTCGGAAACTTTGTTGGATGAGGAAGATAATCCTGTAGCATTTTCAACTGTAGATGTTAATAGAAGTTTGTATTACGATTTAAAGCAATGTTTTAATTCATTTAGACCTAGGTCAGGTATTAATAAGCCATTGTTTTTTGATACGGGAAAATATATAGATGAGGTTAAGTCTGGAGAAAGACCAAGATATTATTTAGCATCTAAAAATGATGTGTTTAAGTATTGGAATTCTTTTAGACTTGAAGATAATATTGAGCGAGGGGTATCTAAAAGAACAGATCCTAATTCTATTGGATATGAAATAACAGATGTGTCTCCATTTATAGTATATAAAGAAGATGTTGCTTGTAATAGAATAGTAGTTAAAATGCAAACTAATCTTGCAAAAACATCTTTATCAAATTTAAAAAATCAAGATGGTCAGGTTATAGTCGATCCATTAGGAGATAAGAATAAATCAAGTATTCCTAAAAGATGGTCTGTTGAATATTTAGATAATAACAATAATTGGGTTAATGCAATTACATTTAATGAAGATTCTTTGAGAAGAGATGGAACAGATATAGTAAAGTGGGATGGATATGTTGAATTATTTTATGGAATTTCTATACCAGATAAGTATAAGGGTCAGTTTTATTTTGTTGACATGTTGGATGACTCAACTCAACTACCACCATTTGGAACAGTAACTGGTGAGTCTTACGTTATTAATGCTTCTTCAACAACTGCTGGAGATTTAAAGGTATGGGATGAGTTAGATTATGAATGGAAGACTTTTGCAGTTGAGTATAAGTTTCAATTACTTGAAGATGATAATACAAAAAAGGTTGGAACTGTAAAATCATTAACTAATCCTTTATTTTATATTGATGGCGGGAATGCTATCTTTAGAGATATTGTTTTCTTAAAAGGATTAAGATTAAAGGTTGAAACTATGTATGCCCCAGATGTTACTTTTGATTTAATAGAATTAAGTCCAAGATTGACTGCTGATATATCTAATTATGTTTTGGGTTTTGAAATTACCAAAAGTTTGTCTAATGATAGCACAGGGCTTCCAGTAGGCAACATATCTGTTTCTAATGGTTCTATGACTATTATGAATCATGATTTTGCTTTTAGTGATCAAAACTTAATGGAAGATAATCAAGGAAGTATTATATCTAATTTATTAAACCCTAATACAAGAGTAGATTTTTATGAGATAGTTAAAAATGTAAATAATTATGATAAGTATATTCCTATAAAAAGTATGTACATAGAAGAGTTTCCAAAAGGTGGTAGTGGTTTAATAGATGTTAATTTAAGCCTTCGTGATTCATTTTTTAAATTTGAAACTCAGTCTTGCCCTCCATTATTTTTTCAAAATGTATCTTTAACATTTGCTGTAGCATCATTACTAGACAACGTAGGATTTGGAAACTACGTTTTTAAAAATATTAGTGGTAAAACAGATCCAATTATTCCATATTTTTTTGTTGAGCCAGAGGCTAACGTAGCAAATGTATTACAAAGGCTATCTCTTTCAACCCAGACAGCAATGTTTTTTGATGAGTATAACAACTTTGTTATTATGAGTAAAGAATATTTATTGCCAAACTTAGGAGAAAGACAAACTGATATGGTAATGCTTGGTCAAAAAAGTAATGAAACATTGCCAAACGTTATTGAAATTAAAGATGGTCAAACTAAAGTAATAAATGACGGTAGAGTAAACTATACTACTAGATATGTTCAAAGGGTTCCTATTTCACTTAAGCAAGGTATTTATACAGACGAGGATAGAACTTATGGATATCAACCAGTAGTATTATGGGAAGTTCCTGCTCAAACAAGTTATAAAACTATTAATGAAAAAAGTAAAACTGGAACATATACTCTGGGTGCTGTAGCGTTAAATTTAACTATTCCAGCAGCAGAACCTTATGTTGAAAATAATCAAATATTAAATAATGTTATAGATATCGGAGAGAATGTATATTGGCTTCCAAGACTTCAAGGATATTTGTATGCTAATGGTGAAATAATAAAGTATGATGCTATTCAGTATACAATTCCAGGGGTAGGAATTGAATGGATATCTGATGAAATAGAATATCAAGAATACTTTAGTCAACTACCTTTTAATGGGAAAATGTATCCTACTGGACTTATAAGAATTTATACTGAGCCATATTATGAAGATATTATAAATGCTAGTGCAACATATACAACAGTTTATAAAAATGGATCAATAAAGAAAAGTGGAAGAGCACAGTTTGGGACTAAGTTAGTTGAGCACCCAGCAGGTTTAAGATCTTTTTGGTCAGATGTTAATAATCTTGATGGGTATAAGATGGACTCAAGTTATTTGTTTACAACTACACCTACAGAAAAAATTACAAGACCATCAGAAGGAAATGCTAATGAAAAGGTTTGGCAAGAAGGAAAAGCGGTTGCTAAAAATTCTTTAATTAATGGAGTCATTGCAAATTTTCAAAGAGAAAACATTCCTTCAGATGATATAGTAAAAACTTTGAAAGTTACCTCAAAAGGAACAGTTCAGTCTTCAGCGTTAGTTTTTAATGGTCCAAGTAGTAACGCAACAAAAGATAACATTAGTTTAGTTAAAAAGACTTTAGACTCAGACTACAAACATTTTGGAACAAGGATGAGAATTATAGGAAGAAAAGAATCAAATAGAAGTACTCAGACCGCAACCAATGCTAGTGAATATTACATTGTTCCAGCACCCTTTGGTTCAGAAAATGTTACCCTTTCTGGAGGATCTGGGGGTATGGCAATAATGCTTGACTCAGATAATATTAATGGATACTACTTTGAAATATGTACATTAAGTACAGATAATCTAGAAAACTATAATACAAAAGATAAAGACACTGGAGAAGAGTCATCTGTATTACATAATATTTTATTTTATAAAGTTACAAGAGGTGTTTCTGATAATAAAGAAATTGCTATGCCAGTTAAATTATGGGGTGGGCTATCAAAAATTTTAGTAGATGAGGGTAAGTTTGTGGGCCAAGATAGAATTTCAAATGAGTCTAACCCTACCATATATGATTTGGCTATAGAGTATAAAGACATTGGTGCTACTCGTAGATTTTATTTATATTTAAATGGTATACAAATTGCAACAGTTGATGACGGTAGTCCATTACCTAAATATAATAATATGGGATTATTTATTAGGTCTAGATCAAAATGTATGTTTGAAAATATATATGCTTTAAAAAATCAAGAATCTCAAAGTAAAACTACTATTGTAGAAGATGTGTCAAAAGTTTTTGGAGCAAAACAAATAACTTCTTCTGATGTACTTAAAAAATATTCTTTATCTGGATTTATTCAAGAAGCATATTTAAGTGGTATACAAACACAAACTGCACCCAAGTATGATATTTATTATGATGAGTTTGGAACTATTTTAAGAGAATGTGCATACTTTAATATTAAATATGATAAGGCATACCCAGCATTTAGAGCGATGCTTAAGCCTATATTTAGTAATGAAAAAACATATGTTACTTCTGGGTTCTATGCAGATTCTTATGGTGCAGAATTTTTAGTTTTTAATGCCACGGATAAAATGATTGTCTTGGATGAGACATCTGGTAATTATTTACAGATTATAGGAATAACATTTACGCAGAATACTTCTAATATTTTAACTTCAGATAATTACTATCAAGATAGATCTAATTTTTCTGATCCAGTTATTTTGAATAATTTAATATTGTCACCTGGTAAACAAGAAAAAATTTATCAGGATGTAAAGATAAGTAGATCTAAGTATGGAAAACAAGAGTTTGTGTTAGATACTTTGTATATTCAAAGTGAGGATCAGGCTAAAAATTTGCTTGGCTGGGTTTTGTCTAAGACTATAAGTCCAAGAAGGATTGTTTTGTTAGAGGTTTTTGCAACATCTCATTTGCAATTGGGAGATATTGTTACAATAGATTACACTATGCCTAGCGGAGATAAATTTGTGGATGTTGATAAACAGTTTGTTGTTTCAGAAATACAGTATGCTAGATCTACAGAGGGTCCTTCTAGCATAATAAAGGTGGTTGAGGTAAATGGCTAAAAACAAAGTTTCTGCTCCTAAAAATTCTGGTAAACAAGGTGGTAGTGCTGGTACAACTAAAAATGTTGTTAAAGAAGTAAATGCTGCCTTATCTTCAACCAAGGGCAAGTTAGATACTAAAGAATCAAAATTTATTAGTAACATGATTGCTCAAGCAGCCAAAACTGGAAAAGGTATTAGTAAGGCAGAACTTGATGTAATTAAAAGAGAAGCGGTAAAGCAAGCAAGTTTAAAAGATAAGGCTGGGGTAGCGGCATCTAAACTAAGCAATATTGGCAAATACATAGAGGATTATAAATTAAAATTATCAAAAGAGTTTAATGCTACAACCAGTTCTGATACTTCAATGCCATCAAATATTTTAGATAGCATGACTGTTACTGGAGATTCTATATCTAATAAAATTCCAAATAAAGATAATCTTGTGTCTCTTGATAGAAATACAAATGATGTTTCTGAAATTACTTTTTTGGTATTTGAAAAATTAGGAGCGGTAGAATTAACTAAATTTACAAGACAAGATACTGTAGATGGAATTAACCCTTACTATAATATAATCTCTAATCTATCAGCAATTAAAAAAGAATATGATGCTTCAAATTTAGTATCATTTCAAAAATCTAATGATTCTTTATATAATGCTTTTTCTATTAAACTTGAAAATAAAATACCAGGAGATGAGTATCTAGAGGATAGAGGGTTGGATAGTTATATATACATAGATGAAAGTGGAGGACTTATTATTGAATTAATTAATATAACCTCTGATGAGTTAATTGAGGTTGAGATAGACACAAATGGTACAATTGTAGAGGTGCGATAATGATTACTAATGACGGAAAGCAGATTATTGCTAAATACATGCTTGGGCAAGCACCTACCTTTGCTACGCATATTGCTGCTGGGGTAGGTCCAGAAGCATTAATTACTGGGGCATCTGCATCTATTTCTTCTGATAAAAAATCTTTAGACTTTGAAGTTTTTAGGGTACCCATATTATCAAGAGGTTTTATTAAAGATGGGGAAGATGAAAAATTAGTATTTAAAGCACAGATGCCAAATGATCAAAGATATAAAATTACAGAAATAGGATTATTTCCTGGTGCAAACAATGTTGTTGCTGGAAGATATGATAGCAAAATGCTTATAACTTTTTCTCCAGGAGAATCATGGACATACTCAAATGGGGTAAGTGCTTCAATTGTTACATATCCAAACATCCCAATCGATCAAGGAAATATAACAGCAAGTGTAAACTCAAGTACTCCAGAGTTTGTTTTTATAAATTCAGATTCAACTATTTTTGACAACACTGATAGAAAAAACAAACAAGAGCCACCAAGATTTTTAAATAGAGCAATGCTAGCCAATGGGGCAGCAGCATACTTAAACTCAGGTTTTGTACCACAGGCTGGATCTAAATACCTACAAAATTCAAATGTAAATATTGATCTAAGTCAAAACCTTCCAGATGATGAAATAAAAATAGCATTTAGCATAATGGGAAGGTATACAAATTCAAATGACACTCCAGATGATATTAGAATACTATTAGAGTTTGTTAACAATCTACCAAATATTGAAACAGAGCCTCCAAAAGCATATGCAGAGTTTTTTACAAATGCGGTATCAGTAGGAGAAAATAGATATCAAGTGTTAACTAAAAAAATATCTGATTTTACTACAGACCCTACTTTTTCTTGGGCTAATATAAACTTAATTAAAATTTATTCATCTATGTCAAATTTAGGGGTAACAGATAATAATTACTTTTTCTTATTTGATGGAATAAGAATAGATAATGTTACTGCAACAAACCCATTGTATTCTTTAGTTGGATATAATCTTATAACAACAAATGATAGTTATCCAGTATTAAAAGAAGAGAATACAAACAACTTTATTGAGTATAGATTTGGCATTGGTGTTTCATAATGCCTAGAGTTATTATTCCAGTAGATAAATTACCATACCCTGGTCAAGATGGAAAACATAAAGTTAGATTTAGAATAACAACAAAAGACTATAACGAAATTTCTGAGTGGTCTCCAATATTTGTTCTTGATAGCACAGGTCAAGTTGCCAGTGCAAGTGCTTCATACACATTTGATATCAACACAACAACTTATGGACAAAAAACTATAACACTTTCTTGGGATGATGTTATGCCGTTAACTGACGTAGAAAATCATGACATATTTATAGACTGGGATCAAACTGGAAACTACACTTTTTTTAAAAGAAACAGTGGAAATAGTATAATCATCAATGTTCCAGTTTTAGCCGACTATGTTCAAATAAAGGTACAGATGCCTTCGTATCCAATACCACCTTCAGAAGACGATATATACAAATTGTTTGAAACTGAAATTATAACCCTATAGTGATATAATGGATACAATATGGCAACTATAAACACACCTAGTCGTGGTCAACCAATAGATGTAACCCTGCTGTCTTCTATAGTAGATGCAATTGGGGATCTTCAAACAACACAAAATACCGCTAGTCAGTCTAGTATAAATAAAACAAAGGCTAGCACCAGTTCTTTAAAATTTTACGGAGAGGTTCAGTCTATATCTATTAATAACATTACTACCTCCCCAGAACAAAGTTTTTCATTCTTCTATCCAAGTTTTAACTCTGTTCCAGTCGCAGTGGCTGGAATTACCAACATTACAAGCACAGTATCTGGTGGTAACGCTGCCACAGTAGTTTTAACATCAGTAACAAGAGACAGGGTAGATGGAATAGTAAAATTCCCATCAGGAAGCACTGGTTCTGTAAATATAGAAATTAACCTTATTGCAATAGGTTTATCATAGTCTGATATAATTTCAAGATGAATATAAAAAAAGCCTTGACTTGTAAAAAGTGTTCTGGTAAAATGTTTGTTGATAGGGTATTTTTATCCTATGATCATATAGAACTATATTGTTTAAAGTGTGGGCAAAGAGAGATGTATCATAATGTTAGTTCCTTTGATGAGAGAATAAGATGGATAATGAAATTAGAAAAAGCCAGAGCAAAAAAGAATGGCAGCATAATATAGAGGCAAGTAGAACTATATTCTTTTTGAATAAAAATTTAGTTAGAGTTGTTCATTCTAATAGGGCTAGCAACATAGTATATCTATACAATTATGCTCAAGATAAGGATCAGTCTATGCTATTATCTGACTTTAGAAAGCACAGAAAAAGGGCTTTTACAATAGGAAATACAATTAAAATTTTTAAAAAATCTAGAATTCAGTTTGAAAGACTTATAAAGGCTCAGTTGATACCACCACCTACTGGTGCAACTTTGAACGGTGAAAGAAAGTGGCAAAAAATGTCTTATTACTCAGAAGATGATTTGTTTAATATTCGTGAGGGAATGTGTAATATTCATGTGGGAAGGCCAAGAAAAGACGGACAAATAACAATAGGTAAAAATGTTCCTACTGAAAAGGACTTGCGTTCTTTGATAGGAGATGCTATTATGTTATATACACAAACTAAAGACGGAGAATTTATTCCCGTCTGGGCAGAGGAAACGTGGTGATTATGTCAGATAAAACTAACGTATCGGTAACACTTGGTTATACACTTAATTTAGGAAATTTTCAAAGTCTAAGAGTTGATTTAGGTTGTACAGATTTTCTTAGAGAAGGTGAAACAATGGATTTAGCAATGGATCGTGTTTATAAATTTGTTGAAGAACAAGTTATTGCCAAAGTAGACGAGGCTAAGAAAGAATTAGAATAGTGTCAGAAGAAAAAAAACTAACAAAGAATCAGGTTAAACATAAGTTTCTTAGTGAGTTTGAAAAACGTTTAAAACAAAAAGGTTTAGATCATAAACTAAATAGATATACTGAGCAGTATGCAGCACAAGCATTAATAGATTCATATACAGTTGATGAGTGTTATAAGTTAATGAATTATTATTTTGAGGTTTCTTTAACACCATCATGGCTTTGGTTTAAAAATAATGCTGATAAAATATATAAGGCTAAAAATTTAAGAGATGAAGATAGTAGGGTTAGAATGATTTTAAGGCAACAAGCAAAGGATTGGCTAAAGTAATGTCTGTAGATTTAGAAGCAAAAGTTCTTTCAGCCGTATTGAAAGATAAGCAAATATATGTTTTGTTACAGGCAAATCCAGATAGTTTATTTAGAACTCATAAAGATGTTTGGGATTTTATAAAGCAATACAGCGAACAAAATTCTGTAGTGCCATCTATGTCTTTGGTGGTAGAAAAGTTTAAAGACTTTAATCCAGTTGGAGAAATAGGAAATACAAAATATCATTTAGAAGAGTTAAGAACTTCTTTTTTGCAAGATAGTTTAAGCGGAGTCTTGATGTCTACCGCTAAACAATTACAAGACAATAAGCCAAACGATGCATTGAATAATTTAATTGGAAAGACTTCTGAGTTAAAAAAAATTACTGCAGATATTAGAGATGTTGATGCTACAGATATTGAAGATGCTGTTGCACATTTTAAATACATAAAGGAGTTAAATGAAAAAGGTAATTATGGTATTAAAACAGGTCTTGCGGGGTTTGATAACTATCTTCCAGCAGGCATTACTCCTGGTCAGTTTGGCATTCTTCTTGCTTATCCTGCTATTGGTAAGTCTTGGCTCGCACTTTTTATGGCTGTTCAAGCATGGAAAAATGGAAGAAGACCTTTAGTAATATCTCTTGAAATGACAGAAAAAGAAGTTAGAAATCGTGTGTATACAATTATGGGTCAAGGAATGTTTTCACATAGAAAACTTACATCTGGACAAGTAGATGAAGAGTCTTTTAATCTTTGGGGAAAACAACATTTAAGTGGTATGCCACCATTTCATATTGTCTCAAATGACGGGGTAGGGGAATTATCTACTTCTGTATTAAGAGGAAAGATAGATCAATATTCACCAGACATTGTATTTGTAGACTATATTCAATTAATGCAATCAAATGTTCCAACAGATAATGAAGTTGTAAAAATTAAAAGTATTTCAAGAGAATTAAAAGTATTGGCAATATCTGCACAGGTTCCTATTGTTGCTATTGCATCTGCAACACCAGATGATGCTACAGACATGAACAGTGTCCCATCACTTGGTCAGGTTGCTTGGTCAAAGCAGTTGGCTTATGATGCTGATTGGGTTTTAGCACTTGGACGTGCTCAGGGCACATCTATTCTTGAATGTGCTTTTAGAAAGAATAGACATGGATTTTGTGGAGACTTTATGATAGATGTTGACTTTGACTCTGGAAGATTCTTATATAAGGATTTTGAAGACAAATCATAATATAACTATATAATTATTACATGTATAGTCATAAGTCAATAAAAAAATTTGACCTTGAAGGCGAGATCCATGATGATTCTCAAATTGTTAGGTTAAAACAGCAATACATATTTATGCTTGAGTCTGCTATGAGAAATAACGGATACGTTCCTAGATATGATATTGACACAGACTTTACATTGTCGTATAATGGTAAAGCATTCAATTTTAGACTATCAGTTTATGGGGTACATGTTGGTAAGGATAGAGCAAAGTGTATAGCAGGAATAGACAAAAACAGTCCAGTAATGTTACCTACTACTCAGAAGAACAAGTCAAGCGAAGTCTTATAGCCGCTGGCATAGATATTCAATACGAACTAGATAATGATTTGATGATTTTTTGTCCTTTTCATAATAACTATAGATCTCCAGCAGGGGAGGTTTCAAAAGAGACTGGAATATTTTGGTGTTTTTCTTGTCAGGAATCTAAAAATTTAATAGAAGTTATTATGCAGATTAGTAAAAAATCTTATTTTGAAGTAATGAGATTGATAGATTCAAAGGCAGATAGTAGAAATCTTATAGATCAAATATCAAGTACCCTTGAAAAAACAAACACTTTTATACAATATGATTTAGAAGTAATAGAAAGATTACATGAAAATGTTTTTACAAATGTTAGGGCTATGAAATATTTTAATGACAGAGGCATAAATAAAGATAGTATTGATAGATATAAGTTAGGATATTCAACAAATCAAGACATGGTAATTATCCCAGTGCATTCACCAGACGGAATATGTCTAGGTTTTGTTGGAAGGTCAATAGAAGGAAAAAGATTTAAAAACTCAGTAGATCTTCCTAAAAGTAAAACTTTGTTTAACCTATTTAGAAATAAAAGAGTAGATAAAATATTTGTTGTTGAGTCATCATTTGATGCCATTAGACTAGAACAGGTCGGTGCTCATGCAGTTGCTACTTTAGGTGCAACAATATCTAAAGAACAAAGAAAACTATTAAAACAATATTTTAATCAAGTTATTGCATTAGGTGATAATGACGATGCTGGAACTAATATGTCTAATAAACTAATAACCGATCTTGGATCTAGTAGATGTGTAGTAGCAAAACTTCCAAGTGGTGTTAAAGATGTGTCCGATTTGTCTGATAAAGAATTAAAAGATTTTGTTTTAGGGTTTGACAATATAGTCATGTCAATGCTACAATAAGGTAAGTCCATTTATAGGACAAACACTAAGGAGAAATATGGCAATTATAAGAGGGTTAAAAAATATAGAAGCAATTGTTGATAAACCAAAATATGATAACAATGGTCCAAAAATTAAGTGGTTAAAACTTGATGATGGACAAAGTGTACAAATTAGGTTCGTTGCAGAATTAGATGCAGACTCACCACATTATGAAGAAAAGCGTGGATTAAGTCTTGTTGTAAAAGAACACACAAATCCAAAAGACTATAAGCGTAAGGCTATAGACACTGTTGACACAGAGGGTAGAGACTGGGCAGAAGAAATGCACAGAAAAGATCCAAAGGCTGGATGGGGTGGACGTTTAAGGTTTTACACAAGCGTTCTAGTAGATGATGCAATTAACGAACCATATGTTGCAATTTGGAGTATGGGAGTTGCTAAGTCAGCAACATTTAATACTATCAGAGAATATGCTTCAGAGTCACAAAGTCTATCAAATATGACTTGGAAACTAAAGCGTAGTGGTAAGGGTACAGAAACTACATATACTCTTATTCCACTTAAGCAAGATGCAGAACCATTTGACTGGTCAAAATATGAATTTCCAAATATTGAAAATGCATTAAGAAAAGTTCCTTATGCAGAACAAGAAGCATTTTATTTGGGCTTTGATAATCCAGCAACATCTGCAGCAGCAGAGTGGTAAGAGAAAGATAACCTGAAAGGCTATGGCTTGAATTACGTTCCATTACACGTTCACACACATTATTCATTAATGGATGGTGTTGCAACTCCAGAAGAGTACTGCAAACGTGCAAAACAAAACGGCATGACAGCCATAGCCATTACAGATCATGGTGCACTATCTGGACATCGTCCAATGTATCGTGCAGCAAAAGCCGAGGGTATAAAACCAATTCTTGGTATAGAAGGATATATTACTCATGATAGATTTGATAGAAGAGATAAAGCAGAAAGAGGAGATAATCCCTTAGACTTGGTTTATAACCACATTGTTATTCTTGCTAAGAATCAACAAGGATTAGAAAACTTAAATAGATTAAATGAAATAGGTTGGACAGAAGGGTTTTATAAAAAACCTAGAATTGATTTTGAAGTATTAGAAAAATATAAAGATGGTTTGATTGTTTTATCAGCCTGTATGTCTGGATTAATTGCTAAAGCGTTAGAGCATAAAGAATATGCAGAAGCAAAAAGATTATTAACTTGGTTTAAAAATACATTTGGTGATGATTTTTATGTTGAGGTTATGCCACATAACTCTAAAGAATTAAATAATGAATTGCTTGAGATTGCAGACAGCATGGACATTAAATCTGTTGTTACGCCAGACTGTCATCATTCTACAGTTGATCAAAAGGTTGTTCAAGAAATTATGCTTCTTTTAAATACACATGCAAAACTTGATAAAG